TCGAGGCAAACAACGGCAAGACATCTCTTAATTACAAGGACATCAGAGACGGTAAGTGCTCCGGTCTCTTCACTCTTATCGAGGAAATTCTGAGTCGTACCGTTGTCGAGGGGCTTCAGGGTGACGAGTTCTTCAATTCGTTTGTTGACTTCCGCAATGTGGCAGAGGGCGATCAGAACGTATTTCTTACCGAGGATAACAACCTGTTCGTCGTAGCCGAAGCTGCTGACGGCACACAGGGCATCAGACGTCAGAGACTCAGCGGTGTGTCTGAGGTTTCCATCCCCACAACTCTCAAGGTGGTCAGAATCTATGAGGAGCTCAACAGAGTTCTTGCTGACAGAGTAGACTTCAACGCTATGATTGCTAAGGTTTCTGAATCCTTTAAGCAGAAGCTTCTCAATGACATTTACGGTCTGTGGAGCGGCGCAACTCAGGCGCAGCTTGGCGGTGCTACATACTATCCGAATCCCGGCGCGGTTGCCGGTACTTACAGCGAAGACGCTCTGCTCGACCTCATTGCACATGTAGAGGCTGGTGCTAACGGACAGCCCGCTACTATTATCGGTACAAAGAAGGCTGTGCGCAACCTGCTTGTAGGTAGCACTCCGTTCAGCACTGCCGCTAACAATAGTCAGTCTGCGAGAGAGGATGTTTACAATAACGGCTTCTATGGTAAGTTCTACGGAACTGATATTATTGCTATTCCGCAGAGACATAAGATTGGTAGCACCCAGTTTGTCATGCCTGACAACGTAATAACCGTTGTTGCTGGCGGAGAGAAACCCATTAAGGTTAAAGAAACGGCACACGCCGCGTAAAATAGCCTGCGCATACAGAGATGTGTGCGAATAATATTCTATCGAATTGCTGGAAACCCCTAAAGGTTATAACACCACAACGTAAAAGCGAACAGCTTTAAGCGTGACGGTTGCGAAAGCAGAAAAAAGTTATAATATGGTGCAAGGTTAAATCCTAAACACTAAACAATGGGCAATCAGCAGCCAAGCTCCAAACAGGAGAAGGTTCAACGACTATCCCAAAAGGGAGTAGGCGGCAAGCGTCGTCGAAGTGGTAGACGTCTGTTTAGACGAAGATATAGTCTGTGCTCTGCGGAAACGCAGAGGGTATTTATACCGACAGGATTAGCGATCCTTGAATTAATATATTATGCAAAAAAATAAAACGAAAAGAAGGTGAATACTTGCCTAAATTTATTGATATGACTGGGATGAAATTTGGCAAGTGGACTGTTATTGAATTGGCAGAGCCGTTAAAGGATTACAGGGGTTATAACGTACATAGGTGGAAGTGTCGATGCGAGTGTGGTAATGTCAGAGACGTAATCGGAACAACGTTACGTAGTGGAGCATCGGTATCATGTGGTTGTCATGTTGGGCATCGGGCTGATAAAGCAAGAGAGCTGTTTTCAACACATGGAGAAAGCAAGACGAGATTATATAAGATATGGAATTATATGAGGAAACGATGCAATAATCCTAATGTTCAAAATTATTCTGATTACGGCGGACGCGGTATCAAGGTGTGTGACGAGTGGAACGAAAGCTACGAAACATTCCGTGACTGGTCGATCGCGCATGGCTACGATGATACCCTATCAATTGATAGAATTGACGTTAATGGAAATTACGAACCCAAGAATTGTAGATGGGCAACATGGACAGAGCAGGCTAACAACCGAACAAACACGAGGTACCTCACATATAAAGGGAAGACAATGAGTGTATCTGATTGGGCAAAAGAACTCGGTATGCCATACAAAAAATTGTATAAACGAGTCTATCTTGGATGGAGCGCAGAGAGAGCTCTAACAACTTAAAATGCATAATATATTATTTCTTTAGTTAAACACAACAGAATCTACGAGGGTGATCCGATTATGATTATGGGTAATCCCATTGACAACGCGGACTTCACTCAGGAGTATTTCTTCGGCGAGAAGTGGGGTACCGGTATTATCCTGTCTGGCACTAATGCTGGTATCGGTCGTTACGAGATTGCGTAATCTGGCTAAGATGATTTTTGCCCGCGATGCTCTTGATGAGTTTCGCGGGTTTGATATTTGAACGAAAGGAAAACTTATATGGCAAATACGAAAACTTCAACAAAAGCGAAAGTATCCACAGAGGGCGAGGCGGTTGCTATTACAGCCGAATCCCACACCCCGGTTATTCCAAAAGAGATCGACCCCTCTCAGTATGTTACCGTTAAAAACGGATTTCAAGGAAGGCTTGTCTATCGAAGCTCAAGAACAGGCGAGACGTTTATTTGGGACGGGTTTGGTTCTGAACAGGAGATGGAACTCAGAGAGCTGAAGAACGCTAAAAACGCTCACAAGAATTTCTTTATCAATAATTGGTTCATGTTCGATGAGGACTGGATTATAGAGTATCTTGGCGTAAAGCAGTTTTACAGAAATGCCATCGACATCTCTGATTTCGACGACATCTTTAAAAAGACTCCCGCTGAACTCAGGAAGGTTATCAGCGGTCTTTCCGATGGGCAGAAGCGTTCTGTCGCATATAGAGCTGCGAGGCTTATAGAATCGGGAGAGATTGATTCCAGAAAGACAATTGCCACCCTTGAGGAAGTGCTCGGGATTGATCTTATAGAAAAGTAAGGTGATGATGCATGAATATTTCTTATGATACTATCGTCGATGCTTTTCTGAATAAAATTTCCGAGTTTGAGTTTCTGGGCATGGAAAGTGAAGACAGAGAATCTATCGTAAGTGGGTATATGAAGCGGGCGGTGTCTAAGTTCAAAAAGATATGCGCTTATGACCTCAATATGCACGATGACGAGTCCGGTGCGTTCACAGATGATTTTGCTGAAGACGACGTTGATGAAATCGTTGAAATCATTTCGGAAGGGATGGTTGTTCAGTGGTTGAAACCTTATGTGAATAAGCAGGAGAACCTGGAGTCCGTGTTGAATACGTCCGACTATACTACTTATTCACCGGCAGAATTACTTATGCGCGTTGGTAACGCTTACAAAGACACCAAAAAAGACTATACCCAGATGATTCGTGAGTATAGCTTTGTTCACGGAGATTTGACGGTGTTGCACTTATGATAGAAACTACCGAACATACACAAATACCAGACGAGATTTTGTGCAAGTATTTCAGGAATCTTATTAACCGATTTTACAAGATACTCCCTATGAAGGAAGAAAACGAGCCCACGCTCCCCGTTTACATCCGGAGTTTGTGCGTTGAGCTTGTCGGTTGTGAAAAACTGATTTATATGCTTGACTGCGATGCAAGGTTTCTCAGTCTGATAGCGATACTAAAATACTTTTCCGAGAACCCTGACTGTTCTGTAAAAGAAGTCAAAAGAGAAGTGTTCAAAGCTATTAACATTTGCGGAGAGTTAGACAAGCGTATAAGTAAGGCGGTGATCGAATGAGCTGCTGGGACACTTATGAGCACAGAATTGAAACCAGAGGCGGAACGAAACGAGGAGCCGCTTTTAAGAGAGAGGTTCGATTTATCAACAAGCGACTAAAAGATAATTTGTCATTCAAGTCCATAAAGCTTTACAGGCAAGATTGTGGTTACAATATCACCGATGAAGAAATGTCCAGCAAGGCTATCACGAAACAGCTTGCCATAATCAAGTCGGATAACCTTAACGAGAAGTATTTGTATTCTCAGGCTGGTGACGATATTGAGCTTGGTGCGCTTGTAGAGTGGGAAGACAACCGATGGCTTGTTACAGAGAAGGATGCCGACCGGACAGTTTATTCGGGAGCGTTGATGGAACAATGCAACTTCCTTCTTCGGTGGGTGGAAGATGACGGAAAAATTTACGAACAATGGTGTATCATTTCTGACGGAACGAAATTAGAAATAGTTTCCGCGTAGAGTAATCTGCGTGAAAAATATCTCATCGAATTGCTGGGAAGTCCTAAAGCTCATTCTGCCACAACGTAAGTATGAAATAAGACTAAGCGTGATGGCGGCGAAAGCAGAAAGAAAGAATGAGATGGCATAAGGTCAAACCCTAAGTGCTTTTAAATGGGCAATCAGCAGCCAAGCTCCAAACAGGAGAAGGTTCAACGACCAGAGCAAAAGCTCGTAGGGCTGCAAGCGTTTGGCAGTCCGAAGTGGTGAGCACCCGAATGGGTGAAGATATGGTCTGTTCTTGTAGGAAACTGCAAGGCAAATAATCGGGCGGTTTAGCGAACCGTCTAAACAAACAAGATTTGACTGGCGAGATGGAGGATTAAGAAGTTAGTCCGCTTACGCAGAAATGTGTTTGAATAAATACCTGTTGAATTGCTGGAAACTCCTTAGAGCCTTGTTACCAAAACGAAACGGCGAACAGTCGTATGCGGCAAAGGTTTGAAAACAATAAGGATTGGACAATCAGCAGCCAAGCCTCGAACAGAGGAAGGTTCAGAGACTATCCCGTGAGGGAGTAGGTCTAACAAGATCGAAGTGGCAGGCATCCGAAAGGATGAAGATATAGTCCGTGCTTTACCGAAAGGTAAAGATTAATTAACAGAGACATTTCATCGCCACCCGTGGCGATTCACGTATCGCTATGGTAATCGCCAGAAATGAACACACCGTTAAATTTGACAGAAAAAGTCGATTCTTAATTGACGACCCTGAATCTGAAATGAAACTCTCGTATCAACTTACAAAGCCGATGAAGCTTGGATATACGTTCAACGGATTAGGGATATTCAAATTCGTTTTGCAGGAAGTGTCAAGTACCCAAGATGACAACTATGAACTTGGCATTGCAGATTACTATGTACACTTCCCAAAAGAAAACTCCCAAGGTTCTGACGATAGCCCAGAATCAGAGAGGAGGTCTTGGCTGTAATGCAGCTTGAAGAATTTTTCGACTACAAGAATAAGCTCATGGAAGACCTCATTACAAACGAATCAATTGTAGAACTCGTAGGGGAAGGAAGGGAAGCCGATACCCTCCCATATAATCAAATTTTCCCTTATGAGTTTTTCCCAGAGACAATTCAGGACGGATATACCTATATCTGCTTTGACGTCGATATTCAAAAATCTACAAGCAAGACATACCTTCTCCCGACGATATACGTTTGGGTGTTTTCACATAAGAGCAGACTAAGATTGCCGGACGGTAAAGGAGTCAGACCTGACAAGATTTGTGAAGAAATAAGCAAAGCTATCAACGGCAGCAGGTACTACGGGCTTGGAGAACTTAATTTGTACTCCGTCAAAAGATTTGCCCCAATGAGCGATTATATCGGAAAGGTCATGACATTCTATACAACCGATTTTAACAGGCAATATGACGGAAAGAAGCCGGTGCCTGTTAACCGTAAAATGGGGTGACGGATAGTTGAATCTTTTGTACGAAAGATGGATTCCCGTAAACGATAAAATCAATATTTACGTTCCGACGGTGGGAGAAATCATTGAGTGCGAGGATGACTACTACTCTCTTGTGTCAATCCTGACAGCCATGCCGATTGATTTTATGGTTCAGCTTGATGATTTAGGAATTGATTTCACTTCCATAAATGAATACGACCTACTTTTAATTTTATTCCCGGAGCTAAAGTCCAAAGATACGAGCATGATTTTTGGGGATTTAGATTTATCAGGGTTTGAGCTGATGGTAAATCAGCAAAACAACAACATCGTACTGAGGGACGAATTGAACGACATTACGATCGATCGTTCTGTCTACAGTATGATTTCAAATACATTACGAAAAATTCACAGTCTCGAACGGGACAGACGTAAGCCTGCTAATGAAGAGGCTAAAAAGTTCATGCTTGAAAGAGCCAGAAAGAAGCTACGCAGAAACAAAAACAAATATCACGACTCACAGCTCGAATCGTTTATCATCTCGTTGGTCAACGCCGAGCAATTCAAATATGATTTTGAGGGGACAAGAGAACTTTCCATTTATCAATTCAATGTGAGCGTAAGACAGATAATTAAAAAGACCGATTACGAGCACCTAATGTTTGGTGTTTACTCTGGTAGCATTTCTGCGAAGGACGTAAAGAATGACGAACTTATCTGGCTATACAAAAACAACAATCTATAATAGGAGGAAACCATATGATTAGAGATCTTGTAATTACCAGTCTCGAAACTATTACTGCGTTTGACGTTGTTACGGGTGCGTATAAGTTTACACTTGACGAGCTTCAGAGTGCCACAATTGCTAACACTCAGGAAACCGAAGACATCACAGGTAAGAAGGGCAGAAAAATCTCCACCCTCAAGAAGAATAAAGGCGTTACTGTTAGCGGCACGAACGGCATGATCTCCAGCGGTCTGCTTGAGGCACAGTCTGGCGGTACCTTTGAAAACAAGGCTACCGAGGTTCAGTGGACAGACTATCTTACTGTAAACTCCAACGCGGCCACTACTTCCTACAAGGCAGTAGGTACCACCGGCGCAGAAATTGAAGCACTGTATATTAAGAACACCGACGGAACCCTTGGCGCGGAACTCACTCAGGATAGTGCCGCTGCCTCTGGCAAGTTCGCCTATGCCCCTGCTACAAAAGCTCTTAGCTTTTCTGGTGTTGCCGATGGCACAGAAATTGTCGTTTACTACAAGAGAAAGATTACTGCCGACGTGCTTACTAACGAGAGTGACGTCTTCTCTAAGAAGCTTACTCTTTATATCGACGCTCTCGCAGAGGATAAGTGTGCCAATGTTTACAGGGTGCAGTTCTTCATTCCTAAAGCGGATTTCAGTGGTGAATACAGCCTTGAATTTGGTGACAGCCAGACCGTACACGAGTTTGAGGCAACTTCTCTCGCAGGCGCTTGTGGAGCCAACGGTGCTCTGTGGACATATACCATCTTTGGTGAAAACGCTGCCGACGTTGCCTGATTAACGAGGTGATGTAAATGGCAACTGCGACAAGAATCTGTAAAATATGCGGCAATGAATATGAATACAGCTACTACCCTCGCAGTGAGGGTGATTTGTACAGGTACCAAGATGTTGCCTGCTCACCCGAACATGGAGCAGAATATTTTGCAAGAGTAATCGTTGCTCGTGGCGAAGAAGAAGACCCCAATGGCGGTGGAGAGGGGAACGATCCTACCGGTAATTCTCAGGAGGAGACTTATGTGAGGGTAGCTCTTGAAGCGCTCAATCAGTTTATTGACACTCACGAATTTGCTTCTTGGGAAGTTGGTACTCTGGAGGATTTTATTGAGTATTTAAATGGGTCGCAGAAAGACGATGGCTAACAAAACGCCTCGTCCATTTTTTATTTTGGAGGTGATCACGATTATGACTGCTACAAAGATATGTAAGGTGTGCGGTAAAGAATACGAATACTGCCACACCGTACGCCATGTTGACGGAGTATTTCGCTATCAAGATGTGGCGTGCTGCCCTGAACACGGCAGTATTTATCTCCAAAGAGTAATCGCCTCTCGTGCTGAAGACACTGAGCCTGTTAAAAAGGCGAAGAAATCCGCAAAGCCAAAAGAGACTCGAACTCCGAATTCCACGGGAGAACGGTCTCTCGCAACAGAACCGGATAATAAGAAGTCTGAATAGGACTGCATTTTCAGCATATAGGACAAGGTTGCTTTCTTTTTGAGAGCAGCCTTGTTTTTCGAGAGGAGAGATTTATGAAACTTCAGCTCGTAAGTGAGATACCGCCATCGGTTAACCATTATTTGAGCTACCGGGCAATAATGAAAAATGGCAAGCCAATGGCTATGTCGTACAAAACGCAAGAAGCGTCGAGATACAGAAAAGAGTTTTCAAAGTATGTGTCCAAAGAGGTTATACACCAAGGTTGGTGTCTTATACCAGATAAAAGACAGCATTTCTATGTAGACGCGGTTTTTTATTTTGACAGAATTGACAGGGATTGCAATAACTATTTTAAGGTAATGCTCGATGCAATAACCGACACACAGATGATTTGGCTGGATGACAATGTAGTTTGTGAAAGAGTACAACGGATTTATTACGACTCCAGTAATCCGAGGGTAGAGTTAACAATCTACCCCGTGGATTACATAGGCGTATTTGATAATGCGTCTCAGTTAGAGGAGTTTACCTCTATCTGCGTCGGCTGTGCTCGTTATTCCGGTAATTGTTCTGTTCTCAATAGGGCAAAGGTTGGGAGGATTCAACCGGAGATAACAAATGGTGTCTGTTCAAAATATAAGCCCGCAAATGATAAGACGAAGAAAGAGTAGAAGGAGATAATAGTATGGCAAAAGAACAAAATAGAATATCAATAAATAAACTCGAAAAGGCAGTATCCGAAGATTATGAACCGGTAATTGTTGCACGATGGAGAGAACTCGATATTGAGGTATCAAGAGCATTATCGTTTGAACAGATGTTGAGATTTGTCAGAAGCGTCGTGGATTTGTGTTTTGATAGCGAAGAAGAATATCTGCCGGAGGTAAAGGACTTCGCGGTGAAGCGAGCCATTATTGAAAACTACACCAACGTAGCGCTTCCTCAGAATGTGCAGAAGTGTTACGAGATTATTTATTCTTCAGATATTGTACAGTTTATTGAACAGTATATTGACGAAGATCAGTTTTTCGGCATAATGAACGCCGTTGATGAAAAGATTAAATACAAAGTGCGAAATAATATCGACAAGACAAATAAGATGATTAACGACGCAACAGCAAAACTTGAGGATATGGAGCGTGACATCGAAAGAGTGTTAGCCGGTGTGGACGGAGATTCGGTTGGCAAGATGATTAACGCTATTGCGTCCGGAGCACTTGATAAAGACGCGATTGCAGAAGCGATTGTTAAAGAGAAATATCCCGATGCGGTAAGCGCAGGATAACGAGGTGATGGTATGCCGTCGGTTAATATGGCGTCGATAATGAGAAAAACCAACGGGTATTTAAAAACACCAGAGGGTAAAAAGCGGGTACAAGAAGCAGCCGACAAAAAGATTCTGGGTGGGTTTGACTTTTTTACAAGTTCAAAAAGTTCTGTGAATATTTATCATGCCGCATATTTGTTTATTGATACCCTTCGGGCTGAAATTCAAAGC